TGACAACGCAATGCACGCCGCGCGCCCGCATGGGACGCGCGCCAGGTTCGACAGCGGATGGATTAGCCGCCGATTTCTTCGCAGCTTGTGCCTTCGAAGCGCACACGGATTTGACCTTCTCGGGTATTGTTTTCGAAGGCCGATTTGCAGGCGGCTTCCTTGAGCACGTAGGTCTTGCCGTTCATCAGCTCGGCGGTCACGGTCACGTCCACCATGGCGTCGAGCACTTCGAGCGATACCTCTTGCGTGGTCGAGACATCGCCTTCGATCCACGGCACGCGCGGCAATTCCTGGTATCCATGGCCAATGTGTTCGCGGCGGTTCGCTAGACCGTCGCCGTCGCGTTGCGCGACTGCCGCATGTTCCCATGCGGTGCAGACTATCTCATCGCCCACGTGGGGCGCCGGGCGCTTCGGGCCGCTTGACCCTACTCGCTTGCGCGATAGTCGTTACACGTTCCGCCTGGCGGCGGCTTCGCTCGGTATTGGCCGGTCTGGCCGTTTACCGAATTCACCCGGTTTGCAATGCCGATTGCTCGGCAAGGACGCCTAATTGACGTAGTCCTGACCGGCGAGCATCGTGCGTTCGACCGGGCTTGAGGATACCGTGAAGTTGCCGCGCAACGGCAGTTGATTGCCGTCAACTTTGAAGTAGGCGGTTCCTGCAATGGCTTGCGCCATAGCGAGACTCCTTCTGTTTGGGAATGGCGCGCCTCACGGCGGGCCGAGCGGCCGCGTCCCGCGTCACGGCCGTTTTCGTCTAGCGCGCGGGCGCCCTTAGATTGGTAGGCGGTTGCCCTTGGATTGATTCTTGGCCGCGGGAATGACCCGCAGATTCCAGGGCACATGCAAACCGCAGCACGTCAGCGCGCGCAGCGGGTAATAATGATCCACGTCATGCGGCACGCCGGTCTTGCGCGTGAGATAGTCGGCAATGGCGTAGATCGTTTCGATGTGCCGCTTGTGCTCGGCCGTCAGCCACGGCGGCGTCGCTTGCAGCTCGGCGGCAAAGCGTTTCATCGCATACATGCGACGCATGTGTGGCTGGAAATGCTTGAATGTCTTGTAGCGCCCCGGATTGTCTTTATGCCATTTCCGAGTTCGGGCGTTATGCTCGGCGCGCTTACCCGGATCCGCCAGCACGATGCGCTTTCGATTGCGTGAGGCAACACGTTCCTGTTCCTGTACTTCCGGCCGTTCACGTCGCTTGCGCGTGCTGACCGTCGCGCGCGCTTTCAGTTTTTCGCGGTTTGCTTCGTAATATGGGCGGAAGCGCTTGTTGCGGCACGGCCGACATTCCGACGCAAAGTAGCACCGAACCACGCCGTTCTTTTGCTTGACCGTAAGCGTGACGAAGAATTCCGACGTAGCCGGAAATTCTTCGCCACATGCTTTGCACCGACGAAGTTCATCCATTTGATACTATCTCATACCTATCGGATGACTTCTAAGTCTTGGCCTCTATTATACTGGAGTCTAAACTGGACCAAAACGGCATAGATCCGCAACTGATTCACAAGGTCCGGCGGCCAGAGCACGTTGAGCCGATTCGGGTTATTAGGATCACGCTCGACAATCAGATGCTCTTTGAACGCCTGCACGTCTTCGACCAGGCCGTTGAATTCGTCGATGCGATACTGGCTGACCAGCTCGGCCTTGACGATTTTCGGAGTCACAATTTTTTGCCCAACGCCAAACCGCGTTCCGTCGTTGGCCAGCTTGTGGCGCGGGAACTTGGTGGTGATGACGTGACGCTGATTGCGGATGAGCCTGGCGAGCGTGGCCATGGTGGTGACCAGCTCATAGGCGTCATCCGATTGAGAGTAGAGATTCAATTGGTAGGTCGTGGTGTCGCGCATAATCATCGGCTGGCCATCCGAGCCGCGCTTTTGCGTGGCCAGACCGACGCCCGACAGGGTGTTGAGTTCGGGCAGGATGAAGGACTCTTCGGGATGCGCCGACAGCACCTTGTTGAGCGACAAGGTTTGCAACGGCCGGGCCGGGTCGTTGGTCAGTGCTCGAGCGGCTTTCGCGGCATAGGCGGCCGCCCATTCCCAGGTCGGCGTCGGCGACATCATCTCAACCGCCATCACCGACAGCGGGCCGAAGTTCGGCGACACGCCACCGGCAGCGATGTCACCCCACACCACCAGGTCAGAGAAGTCGTCGCGCTTGGCACAGAACAGATGGCCGTAGAGCTGGCGCATCCATCCCCACCGGCCGGTATCGGTAAAGCCGAACTCCTGCACGAAATCGAACAGCGTGTTGCTCTCGGTATTCGGCAGCGCCACGTATTCGTATTCATGCTCGCCGAGATTGGCGATGGCGTCGGCAAAGTCGGGCTCGCCGCCGCCGACCACCGCGCCGGTGCCTGCGCCGAGATGCGGCGGCACCGTCATGGTCAGGCCGGGCGGCAGCTCTTGGCCGCCCACCTTGCCGTAATAGTTGAGCTGCAACGTGATGTCGTTGCCGTTGTCGCCGCGGGTCTTGCAAGTAATCGTGACATCGGCGGCGGTCGCCGTCGCCACCACTTGCAACTTCGGCTCGGCGTTGATGGCCGCGGCCAGCTCGGTCGCCATGGTGTCTGCGGTGTCGGTGGTGCCCACCGCAATGCCGACGTGATGGCCGCCGATGTAGAGATGCACCATCCCGGCTTCGGTCGGCGGCGTCAGGAACGTAATCTTCGCCGCGGCCGCGGTTGAGCCCGCCAGCGGTGCCACCGGCAGCGCCCAAATCTCATGTGCGAAGTTGTTCGCGAAGGCGGCGGCGAACATGCTCGCGATTTCCGAGCCCTGGCCGTATTGCACATCGGCCTGCGCTTGCGTCCCGATAGGCTTCGGGATGTTCGGCGTGGCGATGCCAGGCGTGATACCGGCGGGCAACGCCGGGTCCGGCGTCGGATAAATTTCGGTGTCGGTCGGGTCGGCAATCATAGACCCGACGATGAGGATGGGTTGCCGGATAATCGGCAAGCCTGCCATCGAAGGATCTACTTCGGCCCAAAAAAGTGGCATGCGCCATTGCGCAGGAATGGCGTCAAAGCTGATAGGCATGGTGGAGTCTCCATCTTGCGGAATGGCGCGCCGTCACGGCGGGCCGGTGGTACGCGGAACGCGCTTGAGGCTTACTCGGGCGCGGGCTCGCGCGACGTAGGCTCGCGCGGTTCTGACCTTCGACGCCCGGCGGGCTCACGCCGCGCTTGCTGCGGCGACTCGTCGAGCACAATCGAGCCCTCTTTCAGCCGCCGGTGCGTGTAGGTGTCATTCGGCCATTCGACCGATTGATTGATGTCCGGCAGGAAGCGCTTGCCGCTGACGCCGTGGCGCAGCGCCTTGCGGTATTTCTCATCGGTCGCGCGCACGCGCACGACTTCCGGCTTGCCGCCCTCGCTACTTCCTTGCCTGCGCTTGCGCAGGCCGACGGTGGTGCTGCCGTGCTTGTGACTCTTCTGTGCAAGTTCAACCATTGCTCATTCCTCCGGTTCGTCCTTGAGTTCAAAAGTCGGTTCAGATTTCGGTGCCGCCTTTGTTGTCGTGTCCATGACCCACTCGGCGATAATCGGCGGCCGCGTCGGATTGTCTGGATCGTGCGGGTAGGGATAGCTGACCTTGAAGTGCATCTGTTCGAACACGTCGGTAACGATGGGCTCGAAGCGCGTGCGATAGGTCGCGGTCAGCGTCATCTGCATCTCGAGCGTCGGCGTTTCGTTGTTGCGTCCGGCCGAGCCCGGCACGTGGTCGCAATCGCCGCCGGTGATGGACTCGATGCGCACGCCACTCGGGAATGTGTGCCAGGCCGGGTCGTGCAACAGCTTCATGATTGACCAGTGCCCGGCGTCGGCGAGTTCTTCCGCCAACTCCGGGTCATTGTTCTGCACGATGTAGGACAGGCCGAGCTTGAGCTTGTGCAGAAAATGCGGCTCGGTCAGGTTGTTCGAACCATCCTCGCTGAAAGTCTCACCCATGTAATAGACGCCGAGATAAGGGATATGTTCGGCCTGGATCGCTTTCGCCGTGGTGCGGCTGAATTTGGCAACCGACGTGAACGGCGGAATCAACTTGCACCGCTCGAGCAATCCATTGCGGATGAGCAAGCCGTAGGAATTGACATTGACGGCCGCACTCATGGCGCCAGCTCATAGGTTGTCGGCGTCGGCTTCGGCGTAACGATGCGGCGCAGCGTCAGCGTGATGGCGCCGCCCGCGTTACCGGACCCGGCCAAGTCGAGCACTTCGAAGGTGCCGCCCGGCACGCCCTGGTGAAACGGAATGTCAATGGTGTCGCCTTGCATCGGCAGCACCGGAAATTCCGCCAGTAGAATGTCCAGGTAGCTTTGCGCGTCCGATAGAATGCCGCCGTCTTCGGTCATGACATCAAGGTCTTTAGTGTCGTAATAGCCGCGTCCGCCATAGGCGGCCTGGCCCGGCTGCGACACGATTGGCGTGACCGTGATGGGTCGCGCCCAGGTGTCCCACAGCGGCAAGTAAAGGCTGTCGGTGAGATTGAACAGCATCAAGCGGCCATCTTGCGCGGGCTGGCTGCGCGCATGCGCAGGATGAATTCGTTGGCTTCGTCTTCGGCAATCTCGCGCATGTGGAAGCGCCGCCGATTGGTGACGCTGGCGACGCCGACATATTTTACTTCCTTGGTTTTCGCGTCTATGAGCACGCGCTTGCCTTTCGGCAGCACCAGCTTGCCCATCTTCGCCCGGCGCCAGCGGCGCAAAAGCACGGTGTTGCCGCCCGCCGGAAGCATCAGCCACGGCTT